CATAACCTGATTGTGTCGCTACTGGCGACGCTATAACTACTTTTCTCATTATGCTACTATTCCTGTTCGTTCGTATTTAGGAGCTTCTACTTTGGTTACTGTGTACATTGGTCTGGCTTCTCGATGCATTGTGAATAAATCATTAAACATTGAGATCATTTTGTCACCCATTTGTTCTGCCGTTAATCCATTTGCTAGAGCCCATTGCCTTCCAGCTAAGCCCATCTCGTTTCGAAGTGTTTCTGGAGTATTGTACCAATACATGATTGCATCAGCTACATCTTCGAATTGAGCTCGGTCGTCAAAGATATACGGAGTTGCTGGTGATCCTTGCAGGCTTCGATTGCTTGGAAATACTGGTTTAGCCCAAACTCCATGCAATTTATATTTACCTGTGTGATTAGTTGCAAATGTACCATCGAAACGAATCCATTCATCATTTTCGTCTACAAAACCACATTGATCTTGTAATCCGCCCGTAACATTGTTAATGATAGGTGTTCCCGACAAAATTGCTTCAGTACTGCTAAGTCCCCAACCCTCATTGGATCCAATGTTTACCACAACATCTGCTACGTTGTATATTGCATTAAGATCTTGTGCTGACATCTTTTGCTCGGAGAATATGATTTTACAATCCGGTGCTAAGGTATTTGCTACTGCACGAAGATCGGTTCCATTTTCATCTACTGCTTGAGTATGCATAACCAATGCCACACTGCGTTGTTTGTCCAACGGAAGTTGATCTACAAAGTGTTTGAATGCTAAGATTACATCACCTGGTTGTTTTCTTCTGATATTGCGATTATTCCAGAACACTACAAAATCAACCGCATTTTCTTCTTTGATTTTTGTATGCATTGAAACATAAGCAGGATCCAATTGATGCATTGGTTGATATATGTTATGATTCAATCCGTGCGGAACGAAACCAGTAAGTACTTTGTTCCATTTCAAGTCTTGTGGCAATGAATCTGATTCATCATAATCTACAACGCCAAATCCGTTTTGTTTTAGCACTTCTCTGTGGATATTGTCTGACTGTTTGCTAATTCCCATAATCATATCACAGCTACCGTAAAAAGGTGCGTTCCACATTGGATACGGTAGATCGTCCCAAATAGAATAGTATGTAATTGGAATTTGGAATGTGGTTTTGATTTCATGCTCTAATGCATACAACCATGTCCAATAACGAGGATCTGTAAAGTGAAGAATTGCATCTGGTTGTTCTTGATTCAAGATTGCAAACAAGATGTTGCGATCGCCATATCCGTTCCATGCAATTAGTTTAACAGATGCATCTTCCACACCTGTTTCCTGAGCTACCTCGGCAGATAGATCAAATGCTTTGCCGGCATCCGGATGATGCAATGCTGCGCCTAATTGAATCCAATCAAATTCTTTGACTGTGTTGAAAATAATTTCTTTGCTGACAGTTCCAATACCTGATGGAAGACGAAAATCATCTGCTAACAACAGAATTTTCTTTTTTGCAGGCTTGTTAGGGTCAATCTTTTGTAACTTTGGTAACTCCATTTATTATTCCTTATAACTTTATTATAAATATGATCATCCTAAAATAACCACCGGTTTGTTCAACTTATTCACATTGGTATATGCAGTTTTTAGTACTGGATCCAATGCATCTTCATTTGTCAAAATCATCATGTAATCACATTGCTCTGCAATTAGTTTCATTCGATGATGCAGTTGTGAAAAGTGATATGCTTTGCCGTAATACGATTCTGGCATTGCTGAATATAAATTGTATCCTGAAAATGACGGGTTGTATTCTTTGTATTCTATTGCAAATTCAATGGCATACTTTCTAACCATACTGTTTGCGCCCTCAGTACCTCCGGCGCCGATGATAATAAGCTCATCTGCAAATCGCTGTTTCAATTCTTGCAAAGTTTGTTGAATCTTTCTGCGATTCTGCCAACCCGTATTTCCAATAACTGCTACTTTTGTCATTTTACTTTTTCATGTGAAAATTTAACACCTTTGGGCATATGTCCGTATACGGTTCGAAGCATGGATTCTAATAGTTGTCTGTTTGCTTTGCAATTTGGATCAGTGATATTCGTTAGCAAGGTGTATTCACATTTCTGAAATCCATAACTGTGTGACTTGTGCTTTTGCAATTCAAACTGATATACGTATGTATGCTTATGTTCGTATCGGATCATATCTTAATATATGTAATATTATTCGCGAATCCTACCTTCACGAGCACAATTTGCATAATCTGTTTTGAAAGGGCAATACTTGCAATTTTTATCGCCTTTGCCAGATACCGCAAGATATTCGCGAGTTTCATTCTTATTGCCTTCTGCATCAAAACATGAAGTCACAAATTCATCAATCTGCTTCTGCACTTTGCGCTGAGTAACTGTGCCAGCTGCTGGTTTGAACTGCTGGATACGTTTTTGTGGAAACATGGACTCTTCAACCAATTTGCGTTTCACTATGAAAAACTCTACATCGATATTCTCAACAGGAGTTCCAAACTGTGCCGAAAAATAGTTTTTATATGCAACCAGCTGAGCTGCTTTGATGCTGTCTGACTTTTGATACTTGTTCCAACCAGCACGACTTGTTTTGATGTCTAGGATATAAATCTTGTTGCTTGGCACATGGCGCAATACTACATCGATAAACCCATACCAATACACAGACGGATTCTTTGTGGATGCTTGTGTGCACAATTCAATTTCAATGCCCACCAATTCCCAATCCTTTGTGGAAAAGTATTGTTTGCGTCGTTTCTTGAACCATTCTAAAATAGCAACACCATCTTCAAGATATTCTGCCATCTGCAATGGATTTGAAAAATGTTCGCCGTTGCTATCTGCTACATTGCGGGCATATTCTTCACGCAGCTTGTTTGTAAGGATGCTACGGAAATCTAAGGCATCTGCCTGTTTAACTGATTCGGTATACAACACGGTCAAGTAGTATTGCAAAGTTTCATGAAATGCAGTACCGAAGCAAGTGTCTATGCTTGACTGAAATGGTGCGAGACCATCAATATAAGAAAGTTTCCACTGACGAGGACATCGTTCAAACATGGACCATTGAGAATAAGAAATTTTGCGAGGCACTGTGTCAGCATCTCGCAAAGATAACTTATAGATAGGATTGATATAGTTTCCGGTTTTCATACATATAATATATGAAAAATTTTATTAGAAAACAACCGAACAGTAAAAAAGTGCTAACATTGCTGCTAGCACTTAAATTAGTTATTTAATTTTACATATCCATATCATCAAACAAACCACTTATTAAGTTTTGAATAGCATTTTTTGCTTGTGTATTGTTACGATTAACTTTAAAGAGTTTTAAAGCGCGTTGCAGCTGATCAATTGGAAAATTCCTAAGAACTTCTAGTTGATCTAGATCTTCTTCGCCTGGTCTCAGATCTTGAGCTTTTTGAATTGAATTGTCATTAAACCATTCAATAAATTTATCAGTAATCATAATGATATCAGATGCATCATCAGTATAAAATGCTTCATCGATATCATCTCCCCAAAATTCCGCGGACATGTTATCAAGACTAAGTCGTTGACAGTAATATTTTTTTGTTAATGCTGGATCTAATCCATCGTTTTCATTTAAATTTTTAGTATGAAATCTGCGCATATTTTCTGCTAAGATATCTTTAAGTTTTTTCATAATATACCTTTAAAGTTTAATATAAATATAAGCAAAAAAAAAAATACTATTTTGTAAGATCCAAATAACTAGACAACTTTTCTTTTAAATAAATATCAATTAGGTCTTTGGTCTTTTCTAGGTCTTGCTGGAAGGTACCTTTATGTCGACAACGAACAATACGCTTAATGATATCAAATTCATAGCTATTTAGACCCCATTCTTCAGCAAACTTATATAGGCTGTCTTTGCCTTTGTAATGTGACTGTGTATTCACACTCATTTTCTAACTCCTTTACACATTGTTTTTATCTCGGCTTCAGTATATCCGTACATGGATAACAGACGGGCACAACTATCCTGATTCATTAGTTCAGCGTAGTCAGTTGCTTCTGATTTGCTGACT